TGAAATTTTTTCAAAATCAGGCTTTGCTAGTTCAGGATTCTTTGCCAATTCTTCAACGGTATTTAGTGTTGCTGTTGCACGTTTCAAAATTGGATATTCACCACTAGCTGTTGTAGCTGTAAAGTGTTGAACCAATTGAGATAAATCAGTTGCTGATTTAACTTCATTTTCAGGACTATAAACGATTGATTCTGGAATTGTTACACTAACATTAGGACTTGTGATACCATCACGGGTTTCGCCCTTAGAATGCAAGAAGTTATTCAATGAACGCTTTTCTTCTTCCTTAGGATCTTCGATTGCACGCTTTTTGCCCTTAGGTGCGATAGGATCAGAAGGTGTTTTGCGTGCTGCTTCATAGCCTCTTAAGGTTTCTTCATCAGCCTTAATATCTTCATCAAGCTTACGAAGTGATTCAGCAGTTTTGTTAGCTGATTCAATTTGTTCATCAGTTGATTTTTCATCATTCAAAATTGAACGAGCTTCTTCAGCATCCTTATTTCTTTTTTCTTTATTGGCTTCGATTTTCTTACGAAGTTCTTTGATTCTTTCATCTAAAATCATGTAAAATCTCCTTATTTTTTGTACTAAAAAAAGCCACCGAACTTAATCGATGACCTATTTCAAAAATTCAATATTTAGTTTTCGTAAAGCTTCTTGCCGTTTAAGCTCTCTGACTTTCTTTAACGACTCACCTTTGAGCTTTTCAACGGCTTGTTTGGATCGTGCACCAACAGACACGTTGGTATCTTGATAAGCAGGCGTGGTTACTACTGATACGTCATATAACTTGTCAATTGATAGGATTGTACGTTTGTATTCGACACCTTCTTCGTTTGAGCGTGTCCACACATCTGCATCGTCGTCTGGCAATGTGAATGCAAATGAACATTGAGAGAGAATTCCCATACGTACTTCTTCAAGTACGTCATTGGCAAGTGTCGTGTTTGGTAAATCAATCTTGAATCTCAATCCCACATCGTCTTTATCAAGTGTCAAATTAACGCCTGAACGGCCTAGTAGTTTAGATTCATCATGATTAAAAGTGGCAACAACGTTTGACATGTCTGTACCATCTAAACAGTGACTATCAAGCGTTTCTACAAAGTAACCACCCATCAAAGGTTGTGACCGTTTATTAAATTTCAATGCATAACCTTCAATGGTTCGCGATTCCTTACCATTTTCTGCACTACGAATTTTGACTTCCGTTGGTGTCGCTCTTAGTTCCATCTTTCCCGTTTGAATCACCTCCTTTCAGTTGTGTCTTGTTATTTTCTTGATATTTTTGTTTAAATCCTAATTCCACAGTGTTCAAAGTAGATTGATACTGATCCATTTGTTTATTAGTCTTATCAGCCTTCTTTCCTAACTCTGATCTAACTTCATTAGGCGTTAGTACGTTGTGTTCTTCCAATGCCGTCAATTCAGTAACGTCTCTAGCTGTTTCCTTACGTGTATCAAACTCAAAACGATATTTATGTCGTTCCTTATCAGTTAGCAGCTTCATTTGAAATTCGCTGATGATTGATTCTGTATAGAACGGCATATCGAATTGAATATAGCCAGCATTCAATTGTTTAACCGACTGATTAGGATTATTGATTCCCAATCGATAGGCTGGAACTCGTAAAGCCTTGGCAATCTGATTAGTAGACCAATTGTTTGAATTGATTAGATTTAAAACACTTGTATCAATTTCTAACGGTTGATATGTCATGGTTTCATCGACGACAATTGGTCCATTACCAGAGTCAGATTGAGCATATTCAAATTCACTACGTGCTTTTCGTCTCGCGTTCTTACTTAGCTTTGACCCTTTAAGAGTTAAAATTCCGCCTTTCATACCGTTTTTAAAGAACTTGCCAAGTGTATTCACACCCGATTGTTGTAATCCCATCTCATCACCAAGTGAGAGCAGTGGAGAGCGGCCAACAATTCCGTCATTCGTAAAAAACTTGAAGTGAATCACATCATCAGGTAGCAAATCAAACTGCTTACGACCATCCACTGGACTAAAAGTGTAATAATACTGTCTTCCGTCTTTAGGATCATCACGATAATTAATCGTTACTTGAGATGGTGGAAAGAATTCAAGCTCAACTGGTTTACCAGATGTTTTACTATACGGTTGTGGGTCTCTGATAATCCTTGTATATGAATTTCCTGTTAAAATTGCATTTACTAGCATGGCAAATTTCCAGTCGCGAGCTGACATTTGTGCATTGACCTTTTTATTCAGTAAATACGTGATTGTGTCGTCACTTACAATTGAGTCATCAGATTCCTTTATCTGAATGATTGAAAATCTGGAAATATCACTAGCTAGAATTGAAATGGCAGTAAGTACATCAGAATTCTTTAATGCACCGATACCTGTATACCCGTTATTACTTGGTAGAATTCCTTCATCTAAATAGTCTCTTAACCAATCTTTTTGTTGACTATCATCGAGACTTCTAAAAAAACTCATCTATTCACCTTCTTTCTATTCGGATTGGTTAGCAACAACTGCAAGAACTATTAATGAAATACCGCTTGCAATGAAACCAGCTGGTAAATTAATAAAAAAGCATCCTATTGAGAGTAAACAAAAACCACAAATTAGTATGATCTGTGGCAAATTTAAAGTTATCCATTTTAAAATCAGCTTCATACTGACCTCCTTAAATAAATCCAAAATCATCCGACATAATGTAGTCATCAGTCAAATAATCGTCTATGTTCTCTGTAAAGCAAATTGCATAAGCGTCTAATAAGGCATCTAAAGCATCAATTTTATTAGAATATTTATTCTTATTGATACGAACGCCGTTGTTATCAGTCATTAAAACTGCATTGTTAACAGCAGTTTTAAGAATCACACTATCAGAATGAACAATATCTCCGTTAATAACGCCGTCTCTAAATTCCTTTGTTGGAGCATTTAAAGTAACTGTTCCTTGTCTCACAGAAACTAACGGCCATTCTGGATGACTCTTTTCAAGTAACGCAACTAATTGACCTGATTGATAAGGATCATACATTATTCCACGAACATCTAAACTGTTTCCTTCAATAAACGACTCTAACCAATCAAATACTCTTTCGTTATCAATTATTCCGGAATCTAATTTAGTGATTTCACATTGTCCCAATCGTTCCAGTTCACGGTAATTCATACGATCAGATTTTATTTTGGCGTCTAATCCATATTTAGTACCTACAAACGCGTACGAATCAGCAAACCACTTTCCTTCATCTGGAATTAACCAACTGATTGCGAACAAGTCACTGCTTTTACCAACATCTACACCTATCCATGCTGTCTTACCATGAATGTCTGGCTTTTCTTCAACAGTGGTTTTCTCCCAGGTCTCTACATCCATGTATGAATCTTCGGTTGCTTGACGCCACATATTGAAGTTTTTGATTAACTTGCTGTTTAGAGTTCCGTCTGATCGTGCTTGAGTTAATTTTCCTGATAAGTAATCAGTAATTTGACCCTTTAGCGAATCCACATCCAATAATGGATTGGATTTAATCCATGTTTCAGGCTTATCAATCTCGCTTATATCATCTTGTTCGGCTATAAAAGCAAAGTATCTATCAGCTTTAACTTCGCCTGACAAAACATTCTTAGCGTAAGGATAATTTTGAGTAAACATTGGAACATTCATATCAAATCCAGCTGTGGAAATAATAAATGTCAAATAACTTGGAAGTAATAATTGACCAGAAGCAAGTGTTTCAAGCATGTCAGTGCTCTTGGCATCAGCGTACTCATCAACAACAGCAACATGCGGTTCATAACCATTTACTAATCCTGCGTCACGTGAGAAAGCTCTAATAATTGAGCCATCATCTTTATTAATAATTTCATCTCTTGTTATTTTAGTCATTCGTCTAATTTCTTCGTCTTGCCTGCATAAAGCTCTTAATCTATCCTTAACCATTCCAAAAACGATACTAGCTTGTTTTCTATCATTAGCAGCAGTATATAATTGACGTTTAAATTTAGGGTTCTTACCAAACAAGAATTCAAACAAGACAATCCCAGAAATTAAAAGTGATTTACCGTTTTTACGAGCCATTGAAATAAAGGCATCCGTAAATCTTCTAATTGATTTATCATCCTTATCGACCCAACCATAAATAGAGCCGATAATAAACTTTTGAAACGGTGCAAGCGGTTGTGGTTTACCAGTCTTAGGCTCTGGCAACATTTCCATAAATGATACGGCTTTACCAGCCAATTCTGGGTCGTATACCCAACGCCAATCAGACCGTTGTAGGTCTTTTTCATGTCGTTTTACTGCGCTTAAGACACTCTTTGAAGTGATAAGTGAACCATCTAAGACTCTATTAATGAAGTTAGGCATTGGATCATCAAACATTATCCATACATCTCCTTAATAGACTTCTTATGGTCTTCTTCTGTTTTTGGTGTGTACATCTGCATTCTAGAATTTACATTCAATCCTAAGTCACTAGCTAAACCCTTTATATTCTTAGTAGCCTTATCCAAGCGTGTTACTAGCTTGTCCCTAACTTCCATTTCTTGAACTTGAGCGAGGTCTAGTGATGTTTGCTTATAGATTGAATACCACGTGCAGTAGTTCTCTAATTCAGCTCTATCGAGGTTTCTAAGTGGTAACTTTCCAACTGATTCCACGATTCTTTTATATTCATTTTTAGCGACACTATCCAAATGATTAGGAGGTGTCTTCTGCAATTTTGGCAAACCATCAGCAGCTAGAAACTCCGCTTTATACTTAGCTTCTTGTTGAATAACTGTCAGGTTTCCACGAGACTCAGAT